GGCATCAGAGCTCACCTGCACATCAAAGTACTTGTCTTTTTTCCTCAGTGAATTAAAATATTTCCTGCAAATTCATCACATCGGTCGCCTCAAATGGAATACTAGATATGTCTTGATACACCTCATCAATAACATTTTTCGCAACTAATATATCCCACGTAGGGAAACCACTAACTAAATCCTCCGGCCGAATCCCAACTGCTCGTATTTTCTTTAAGTCATCGTTAGATATACGGGACAAAAGACGCTCAGGCAAACCTTCAATACCAATCAAGGAGACTATTTCCGCATACAAAATGTGTAACCTATCATACGCATCACGGTTTGCTGCATAAGTACCATATGCATGTCCCAATATTGACAGTAGAGTGTCAATCTCATCTCTTGCTCGAGTTTCACGACCCCAAACAGCACGCACCACAAACTCACGAGACTCACGAAAAGGAAGAAATTCCGGTTGCCCTTGTGACTGATCAAGATTAAGGACAAACTGATGCTTCAAAAGAGTGGCACCACATTCAATGATCCATCCTCCAGAAACTTTAGAGCAAAAAGGCACGCCATCCTTCAGATCACGAACTTCCACATTAAAATGTTGCTTCATAAAAGATGCAAAAGCAACACCAGAAAAATGAATAGCTCCCTCCTCAACACCCTTATTATAAAGATGGTCATCCCCATACACGATAATCCGTACAACTGAGATCATTTCAAGTTCTAACTGTTCTCGCAAATCCAAGTCTTCAGTAGTCATAATCGTATACACACAGAAAAGACAAAAGTACAACAACATAATCCATGAATCCATGTGCGAAGTATTATATGCACCTGACGGAACTCCTCCGGATACAAAAGCCCATATGTCCCCAAATACACGTGTAAATCGTCGAAGCATTTGAGCAAGTAAGTATTTTATTATCTTTTCGAACAACGGAAAATCCTCGTGTGTTGTATCCATGTGCACAGTCATAGTCGAAAAATACAAATTAATAAACGACTCTAAAACCGATGCATCAAAATTCTTAATATCTCCCTCAACGATTTGCTTTACCCATGCCGTCATCTTGGTAACACCTAGGCATTTAGCTAACGTATCTGCTCCTCCATGCCCCCATTTATGACCAACACGAATTGCCCATCCTCGTTCCTTCAAATGTCTAAAAGTCGACACTAATCGTTCCATTATTATGTAGACCCCTGAAGGAATATTAAACACACGACACTTCATCTCTGCGTTATACCAAGAGACATCATCATGCTGTTTATCATAAGTGAAAGAATTCTCATTTTTAGGAGGCATGGTCCAATCTATTGGCGGTTCTCTCCCAGTACGCAAAAAATCAAGAACCTGATTAAGGTACTGATCAAAATGTTCAGCTTTCTTTCCCTTACCAGACACTTGAACAGGATGTGGCATTTGCGGACTTGACTTAATTTCATAATTACTATTTCGCGTATATCCCGCAGACGCCCCTAAATACATTCCTTCCAAAACTTTAAAAGAAAAAGGTACACTTTCTTTCTTTGTCATATCAATACGCATTAAACGATACATATGATCCATAGCCTGGTCAACATATTTCAAAGGGGCAATCTGAGATTCATCTATTACAGGACGAGAATTCACCAGAACTGCTTTTGCCAACTTATTATCAAGATATAGATTTGCCATCTGAGCAATAACATGTGGACGACCATTTGTCTTACCAACTGCCCAATGATACATCGAATTACGACGAAGGCACAATGCAAACAATGACGGAACCTCCATATTATTATGCCATACCTCGTTCTCCAAAAACTGCCATGAGATAGACATATGAGGATAAAGTTTTTTAAAGTACCGACAATCTGCATTCTTCAAAGCTTGAATAACTGTCGGATGAACAGAACACAACATAGCAGAATCTGGCCAAGGGTTTGAAAAACCTTCTCCAGGTGATAATGCCAGATTCATAGTCGACTTTTCTCTTAGTGCCGACAAAAAATAAGATCGTTCTGTTTGTGGATCAGAACCATGCCCAACAGTCCTACCATCTACATAAGCATCCACACGTCGAGCCAAGTCAGAATACTTATCCGATATCGTACCCTTCTTACTTTCTAACCTTAAGCCTGGAAACCATGGGGCATTTCCAGTCAGTATCACACTACACCCACAATATTCATGATGGGAACAATTACTATCCGAAAAAACGACACGAAAATTTCTTTCCATGTTTCTCCCTCGAACTAACGCTTCTACTCTTGTTCCCTCGAATCCGGGAGACTTTCTAACTACGCGCTGCAATGCGTAAGTCGGCCCGCTTTCTGTATAAAACGGAAAGTGTATGGCAATCTTGGTATGTAGACGTGCAATCTACTTCCTGTCTGCACGAATAG